AAAATACTTTCCAACAAAAGGATCCATCTGCGTAACAGTCATCATTCTTTGGTTCATCATTTCAATGTTTTTTAATTCATTAAAATGATTATCAAATAAGAAGTCATACTGGATATGTTCTTTCATATCATCCCAATCTTCAGGAGCTATGACTCCTTTCAGGATAAGTTGAGTCTTGAGCATGTCCATGAACATCTCACTGAATCTCTTACGAAGACGACCAATGAACTTAGTAAACTTAAGTTCGTCGCGGAGAACCTCTGTTGTCTTACCTAGATTAAATCCTTTGTTGTCATCTGTAAGACGTGATGGAGGTAGATTCAAACTGTTGAATAATTTCTTTTTAAAATACTCAACATCCTTGAGTTCACCTAAGTTCTGACCACCTGGCAATGTAGTAATCTCTGTTCCTCTGCCACCCTCTCTACGTGGTAACCAGAAGTCTTCAAGCATACTCATATGTTTTTTGTCGTCACGCATCTCACCAGTGTTTGCATCATAAACTAACTTATTACGATAGCGACTCATAACATCGCGGAGATATTGTTCTGCCTTAACCTTTGGTAAATTACCAACATCAATATAAAATATTCTACGCTCTGGTGCACGAGAAAGTCTGTATATGACTAGAGAGTCTTCAATCATTCTAAGTTGATTGAGAGCTTTGATTGACTTATGGAGAAAACCAAGAGTCATTCTTTTGTTTAAATCTTGTAATCCAGATGGACAAAATGTAATAGAATCTACTGCCATCTTAACACCTTGTGAAAGTGACATGTCACCAATAGGTCCTAAAACACCACCTTTATAAAAACCTTTTGGATTGTAAAGATAATAGTCAACAAATGTTCCGTACTCGTACTCTAATGCTGTGCCTTTCATTGCTTGTCTCTGCAATGAATCCATGTTCTTTTTATTATCAATTTTCTGACGAACTTTCTTGATCTTCATTGGATCAATGTAACGAAGTTCCGTAATACCTTTCTTTGGATTCTCTAGGTCAATGACCTTGTGATAAAATAATCTTCCATCAATATACCAAGATCTGACAATCTCATGTGCACGATTGTCAAAGTTTAAAAGACGTTTAATATATTCAAACTCATCTCTGATCTTTCTCTTAATACTCATGCCAGCATCTAGATTATCTAGATTAATTTCTACAGGAGTATCGTGAGAATCACTTACAACAAATTCATTTACAACTTCGTCAACTGCACTGTCAACCTCAGGATGTAGTGCCATGTCACGATAACGACGGATCATCTCAAACTCATTACGAGCTTGATTTTCCGTGTCTACATATGTCCCATAATAACCACCAGCTGCTACGGCAATTGCCTCATCAGCATTAGGAGGGACAGGGGACTGACCCTTCTGACCCTCCTTGCGATTTATCTGGAAGCCAAATAATTGACTCATTTACCTAGTGATAATAGTTCTCTTACTTATATTTAGCAGAGTTAATTATACGACATCACGGGTGCTTGCGCCCTCACTGAGTTTAGTTCCAGTTGCTTTAGAAACGTTTCCAAGACCAGCGGTGAAGAATGAGTATTGCCATTCAACTGTAAACTCAGAAACTTGATCATTGCTATCATAAGCAAGATCAATTGCAGAAACGTTAGTTGGGAAACAGTGATGTAATTGATAAGTTCTAATTACAGAACCACCAACCTCAGCATCTTTCTCTAATTGAGAAACGAAAAGATCTGCCATATATCCAGTAGTACCTTGATTAGGTAAGAACCTTTCAGCAGTATTAGCCTCGTGACTATTGATACTATTTGCCCAATCTTCAAACAGAGCACGGACTTCCATGTTACTGTCTGCAAAGAATGTTGCAGTCCAAGTATCAAAGGTACGATCACCTGCGATCTTAACTGTTCTTCCTCTGAAAGGAACTTCAATCACACCTAAGTTAGAACCTGGTAGTGCAGCAGACTTACAAAGAATGTTTGTAAGAGTTTTGTCTGTAGTTCCGAAATCTCCTCCAGCTGGAAAATTGATATCAACCGCAAACATATTAGGCTTAATGCCTTGGTTGATAGTAGATAGAAACGTTGATACGTTATTTGTTGCCATTGTTTTTTACCTCGTTTTTTTAGCGACCTACAACTTCTTGGAATGAAACTCCAGTCTTAGTTGCTGTTATCGTAACTGTGACATAGTTGATAGAACGAGTTGGTTTTACAAAAATTTCAGCAACGAATTCATTTCTATCAATGACTTCACCTGTGTTATTTGAATCATCACAAACAACTAAGTAATCTGTGACTCCTCTACGTGCTTGTACTTCACTTAAGTATCCACTAAGTGCAGCGTTGAAACCAGAACGAGTTACAGCATCATTCTGTTCAAATAGTACGCCTTCAGCAAGTCCTCTTGCTCTCTTCTCAATGTTGAGGAAGAGACGACGAACGTTGATTCTGTCAAATGCGGATGGAGATGCAAGAGCAGTCTTGTCACCGAATAGCACAGGACCTGAACCAGGAAATGCAACAACAGGATTAATTGCAGCAGTGTAGAGATCATCTCTAGCTGCCTTATTAGGGTTGAAAGCAAGTTTTACAACGTTCTGTAAACCACCTCTAGAAGTTCCTGCTGGAGAAATCCAGTCGTCACTAATAGCAGAAGTAGAAACACAGAGACCAGCAATATCACCATTACAACCGATGTAACGATACTTGTCGTTGAAACGATCATAAACATACTTGATTCCGCTGTCTTTAACAACATAAGAACTAGAACCAATACTAGAGAAGAAGTCAACAGTATTTTCTAGTTGTTGTGCGGGAGTCAATGCAGAATTACCAGATGTAGCAATTTGGTTGCCATTGTAAGGAGAAACAAATGCAATGCAATCTTTTCTTCCGTTAGCGACACCAGCAACTACTCCTGCTTTAGAAAGAGTATCAGACTCATTTCCCATAGAACCACCCATAAGAACGAAGTCTATTTCGGTGTCCTCAGTATCTGAGAATAAGTTATATGCTGCTTGAATTTCACCAGCAGTATATGCATAGTCATCAACACCACCAGATAGAGTTCCACCAACAGTGGTTAGAATATATGCTAGTGTAAGAGGTGCAGCTGAAGTAGCACCATAACTTGAAGAAGCACCACCAGGAGCTTCACCAACTGGAGAATAGTCAGAAGCACCTAGAGCAGCTGCGTAGATATATTGAGAAAACTCATTTACGTAGTCTTTCCAATATGTGCTAGCTCCCTCAGGAGATTTACCATCAGTTAGTTTAGAAAGATATGTCATTCTTTCAACAACTGTATTTGTGCTTTCATCAATAACTGCAACATGAACTTCGTCACCAGATAGATAACGCTCAGATGCAAAAGCAGAAGTGCCAGGACGAGGAGCAATATTTTTATATGTTAATCCAGTAGATCCAATAGGAATAGCGTTCCAATCTGAATTTGTAAATGCAGATTGTGTAAATCCGTTACCAGTTACAGCACCAGCAGCACCATGTTTAATACCAACAGTGTTAGCATCAATAACAACTGTAACTTCATGATCTGTTGTTGCACCGTCACTAAGTGTTGCACCAACTGCAAGACCGTGACCAGCTTTGACCATTTTACTGTCAGCAACAGTATCAGCAACTACTACACGAAGATTGTTACCTGCGGATCCAGCATCTCTTGCTACAAATGATTCTGATGAACCAGCACCAGCTTCATAATCTTCTTTTGATCCAATTAACACTGCTGAACCATCTTCAGTTGCGTTAAGTACACCAGTTGCTGCACGAACAACTGCGAGTTGACCACCGTAACGGAGAAACTCAGATGCTACCAACCAGTCTGATGCGTTAGCCTCAGCTGGTGCTCCGAAAGTGTCAATAAGTTCTTTTTCGGATCCAATATTTACAATTTTGCCTACAGGTCCCTTGGTGAACGTAGAAGCAATAGCACCTCTAAGTGCAGATACTCCCGTGATAACACCAGTGGACAAATCACGTTCTCTAATAACAACACCAGGCGAGACTTGACTTGCCATTTAATTTTACCTCTTAGATATCAAATTTATCTAAAGGTATTTAGAATTTCTAATGTTTCTAGAGGGGAAACAATGCATGAACTCTTTACCAGTCTGGATATTGCCAATCAGACATTGGTGTTCTTTTCTTTCTATTATTTAGAATTCTGATGATCGTACAGTCCTTACATTCGTATGAATATGCTGACGGTAATCCTCTCTTAGACTTCCTAGTCATATAGAAGTCTTCAATTAAATTCTTACTTTTTCTACAAGACCTACATTTCCTTTCTTTGAAAAGAAGATGTTCCAGACTGAACTGATCCCCAATATCCATCATAGGTCGGGCAACATATATCCGACTTCTGTTTGTTTGTCTCCGTACCAGAATGATCCTTCTGCGTCCACGAAGGTATCATCACCCAAGCCGTCATCAACAAAACCAAAGGGAGCCATATCTTGTTCAATTTGATTTCTTTGTTCATCATAGATCCTCCTTCTAATATCTTGATCAGTCATTTCTTTAAAGTATTCCTGCATGACTAACCATGCAAATAATACCATACACATAACGAGGTCATCATGATACCCCTCGTCTGCTTCCCACGCCTGTTTCTTTTGTACAAACGTAGTAAGTTCTTGGAAAATTTGGAAGTCATTAAACAATAACTTGTCTTCCTCAATAATAGCTTTAAGATTAGCACAACCTATTTTTTTCACAGTTATACTCATCTTTACACCTAATTGTGTTTTGTTCCCTGAGAATCCTTGACCCACGACCTGACCTGCTCTCCCACGCATAGCACACATAAGAACGTTAGGATATTCAAGATCGTAATTAAGAGTAGCAGCGATAGAATCTCCAATGTCATTTACTTCTACTAGGATGTATGGGTTTTTATATTCTTTTGCTACTTGGAAGATGACCGAGGGAAACAGTACAGGCTTAATCTCATTATTTCTGTACTTGGCAACGATTTTATACGGCACACTGGTGATATCAAACACGATGAAAGCACTATAGTCTCCGCCAATGCCTCTGGCAACATCAACAGTAATAATGTATTCGTGATCTTCTTCTGCTCTCTGATAAATGTCAAGTCCCGCATTGCTCTTAATAGGATCAGTGAAAGGTATTGTTTGAAGTTTTGCTGGTGATATCAATGTATCAGCAGAACCAAGAAAGTCACATTCAAATTCTTGTGCGAACTGTCTAGGTGACGTGTTCTTAATTGTCTCCTCTTTCCATTTAGCATCTCTGCCAGGAACTTGAGACCAATGTACTTCATTTGTAATATAATCATTTTTACCTCTCCTAGCATCTTCCCACATCTTATAGAAGTGGTTCATACCATTTGGTGTAGATATGATTATGACTTTAGTTGATTTACCAGAAGTAATAGTAGGATATACTGATGCAAAGAATTGTTCTGCGACGTGGTTAGGGACGAATGCAAACTCGTCAAGGAATAGAATGTTGAAGGACATACCTCTAACTGCACTAGCAGACGTAGAAGCAGCCAATATTTTTGATCCGTTTTCAAGTTCAACATTACCTTTATTCCAAACTAGAATACCATGTTGCATCCATTTAGGTAAGTTCTCATACGCTAGTTGTAACCTACCTAATAGTTCTCTAGCAGTAGATGCTTTGTTTGCTAGGATACCTATATTTACACTATCATA